TTGCAAAGCTGATATTCTGGTGGTAAAACGCATCTCTGATTTTTTGTGTTTGATCTGGTGTTAGTTTAGGCATTGTGATCTCCTTTCATATAGTTGATAGTAATTAGTGCAATCAGGAATATCATCCCGAAAGCCCAGGCATAACGCATAGGCATCCTGCCATCAGCATATAGCGCGGTGCAAATGAGGCAGAAAGCGGCGCATAGCCAAGCAGTGAAACCTAAGAGGGATTGGATGATGTGATTCATTATTTAGCCTCTACTTTGTCAATCCAAGCCTGAACTTCGTCAAGAGCAGCATGGCGGGTAGCGGATTGTGTTATTTCAGTCCAGTGCTGCAATTCCTCAATCATGATAGGCATGGCAGTGAGCTTATCGATTAAGGCATCCTGACGCTGCTTGATAGTAGGCTTGCTGTTTAGCTTATCCTCCAGATAGGCTTTATATGCAGTGAGCTTTTCTGCGTCTGTGCAGTCATTTAGCTTATCAGTTGCCAGATGCTTTTGGAATGAATTGTGCCGTCTTGTTTCGGTATCGAATCCGTCAATCTTGGCATCTATCAGCTTTTGCAGGATAGCAGCGCACTCTTTTTTCAATTGCACTGCATCCGGCTTATCGGGGAGAGCCATCAATTTGCTTTCGATATTGGCAATCTCCTCAGGCATCGTAGAAACGCTAATCAGTTCAGAGTAGTGTTCTGCCATGTCTTGCGCAATAACCTTAGTTTTTAGCATAGCAGAGAGCCGTTTCTTGTCATTTGCGAGGCTCTGTTGCTTAGGCTGTTCTGATTTGATGTGGCTATTGGCATCATCATCCTCTTGGTGGATTCCCAATATTGCAGATAAGCCATACCTGCGGGCGTAGGTGATAGCAGAGCCAGCACCCTGGGGATCATTCTTGACCAGCTTCAAAGTAGTGATTCCGCTAATCCATTCCCCGCTGCTGTGGAGTAATATGGTTTCGACATTGACATATTCAGGCTCGGAAGGCAGCCCCACTTGTGAAACTGAAAGCCCATTTTGCGTTAGCGGTTCACGGACTGTTTTCCAGATTTGTGCAAGATCGGCATATTTGGACTTATAGAAAGGATTATTGGAATCCTTTTTAGCACCCTCAACTTGGGATTGGAATTTGCTTAGTGCCTCTGCCAGCTTGGTGATCGTTTCTGATTTATTCATCATATCCCCCTAAAAAGGCACATCGTCTTTAGTGGCCGGTGATGGTGCTGGCAATTCCGGCATGGCGGCACTATAGGAAGTTGGCATCGCGTCCCAAGCGGCTAGCTTTCCATCTTTAGGGTTAATGGTTAGTGTAACCAGAACCCGCTTGTTTACGATCATGTTTGGGCTAAAGTTCATTAGTTGCGAATCAGTCAATCCGCATGACCGGCATAGCTTGGCAAGTTTGAATCCCCATGATTTGTTATTAGTGTAATTGGTTTTGAAGGTTTTATCATTTTCGGCAGTGTAAACCACGGTTACGTATTCCTCTCCATTCTTATCATATCCCTGAGTGGCCTCAGAGATGATCATTTCATATTGACCAGGCTGGTCAATGTATTTGCCTTCATTTTCTAAGATATTCATCATGATCTCCTTTTAGTTAGTTCTTGCTGTTTCACCTTGCATTGGGTGCAAATTCTTACATCCTCTGCGTCTCTGGAAATTGATTCCTCTGGCTGCCATGTTTCGCAGTATTCGCAATAGGCAGCCTCCACGATCCCCTCTTCCTCGGTCAAGTTGCATCCGGGGCAGAGCAGTTCAACTTCGGCAATTTCGTAATCATCAGTTCCGCGATCGTAGCCCTCGCTAATAGTATGCCGATCGAAATCATCATCCGTGCCATTGAAACCGCATTCGGTGCAAATGTAGTGCTTGTCCATGTTATCTCCTTTTTAGATTCCATGCTTTGGTTGCTGCTTCTTCAGATACTCTTAATCCGCCCTTGCCTTTGCATTGGCGGCATACTGCACAATACATGATCTCCTTACCGATTGTAATCATTACAATTTCTGGTTCATGATTACAAGTTGTATTAGTGTAGGTTTCGATTTGGTCAATATGCATCTGGTTCATGGTATCTCCTTTATATGGTTTCAAAGTATCGGTCATACAGATTAGCGGCTTTGTCTCTCAGCATCATCTGCTTGCTGTCTGGCTCGACGCTTATGTAACCTTTACTGGAAAGCGAACCTACGTATCCAGCAACTTGATGCTTGGACATGCCGTCAATTTTCAAATCATCGGCATAAGCGAATTCACAACCAGTCTCGGAAACTATTTGGCTGGCACAGGCATTTAGAACGAGAACTTCGGTCTCGTTCAGGTCATCTGGCATTTGATTCATCTTGATCTGGTTCATGGTATCTCCTTTTATAGGTGGCAGCATTTTATTTTGCTCTGGGCTGCCTTCACTCTATGATTCCAACTTTAGACACAGCCGCTTTCTTGTCAAGAGATTTTTTAGAAACTTCTAACAAATCTCTAAAATACTTGTGGAAAGATTTCCACAGCTCGGAAAGCCTTTTGCAGTGCGGGGTCATAGCTCTATCTCCTCTTGCTCTCGTTTGCCAAAAAACCTTGCAACTGACAGATTGCTTATCCACCACTCGAAATAAAGCTCTGCGTCGGTGCCAAACGTTTTAGATGGTTTTGTCAATAAGCCTTTAGATATAGCATAAATATAGGCTTTTTTATGGTTAGGGTATAGCTTGAATTGCCTTTGCCTTTCTTTATAGCTTGTCATTGGGCATCCAATACAGCCAATGCGTTTCCAGCCCTCATTATATAAGCTTGGATAAGGCAAATCAAGCATTCTAATATAGTCCCAAACGTCTTTGTCTTTCCAGTCTATTATGATATGAACCATGCGCTTTGTCTTATCAGTTTGCGAAATTTCAAACATTGTGCGCTTTGCTCTGCGATTAGATTCTGCTTTCCTGATGCCTGTTATCACTACCCTGTTATGTCCACCTCTTTCTTTTAATTCTGAACAGCAAAACCGTGTTTTGCAAGTTGGCAAGTAACTCCACTTTTCAATAAGCTGAAACATAGTCAATGCTGGTCGGTGTCTCTCCACGTCTGGATAATGTTGTTGTACAAATATTGTAAGCTCTGGAGGGTCAATGCTTGTGATATTCATGTGGGCATCGTGCTTCACTCCAGAACGCCTAACTAAGTCCAGTATTACTATGCTATCCTTGCCGCCGCTAAAAGCCACAAAATAGCCCTCTGGTGGCTCGTATTCTTTTAGCGTAGCTATCGCATCGTCAAACAGCCTTGCCATGTGTTCATCTTTCACAATTCTATCTCCTCTTGCTCTTTGCCCTTGCCTCTCCCCATCGGGCAGGCTTCGGGAACAACCAATTCGCACTGAACCTTGACACCGGATTTCAGCGTTAACTTATCGCAAAACTGCACATGGCCGATGCCGGAGTTGCGCCTGTGCGGGCAGAAGGGGAGCTTAGTCATAGCTCTATCACCATCTGCTGTAGCTCTGATTCAATCCTTTTTACACATATTTCGCAATACTTTTCCTCTTTCTCAATCATTATATACCTCCGCTTATACCGAATGCAAGCAATGGCGGTTGTTCCAGAGCCAGCAAAGGGGTCAAGGATTAGGTCGTTCTCTTTGGAATATTCATTTAGCACCATTCCTATTAAGTTAAATGGCTTTTGAGTTGGGTGGTATCTTGTCTCTCTGTTTTCCAATCCATTGAAAGCATATCTAAACACCTTTACTGAATTGCGTTTTATGTTTGTCCATATTAGTTCCGCACCTGAAAAGGTAGGCATTGTTATTTTCTTATCCCAAACTCCCCAATGATTGGCTTGCGGAAGCATATCCGTAAAGTAATTACCCCCGAACATGACGGTCGGCTTGTTTAGTGATAGNATCAAATCAAATATCTCTTGGGGTGGCCTTTCTCCGTCCCAATCTCCATCATATTGATTGCAAACACCAAACCTATTCTTTTCGGGAACACTGTAGCCCTTGTCTGCGCCTATCCCATACGGAGGGTCGGTCAGCACCAAGTCCACGCTCTTATCTGCCAGCATTGGCAGGATGTCCAGGCAATCCCCGTGATACAGCACCCCATGCTCTGTTTCGTGATAAGGCTTCATATCCCCCTCCCGTTTAGCACTTCCTTAACCTTGGCATAAACATCGTCAACCTGTGCCTCAGTGCAGCGCTTCAAACTTGTCTCATAGCCGTTATCATCCAGCCAGAACCACAGCCAAGCCCGATCTTTGCCGTGATTGACCAAGATTGTATATCCGGCTGATGGTGATCTCTTTTGTGGTTTTAGTCATTATCCCTCCCTGCGTCCAAGACACTGCTTAAAAGCCGGTTAACGGTATCGCTGTCCAGCCGTGCCTTCAGATGCCAATCAAGGCAGTGCCGGATCAGAAACAAGTCCTCATTATCATTGAATCTGGTTTCAGATATGAAGTCCAGCAGGTTCATGTAAGGCTTGCCATTATGCGCTTTAGGTGTTTCTGGATAGCACAAATGGCAATACATGCTCCGCTGCGGTGCGAATAGCCAGCCGATCCGCATTATCCGTTCATACAATCCTAAACTCCAAACTTGCTTTAGGTCCGGCACCGAAATAAACCCCCTGCCTTGGCACCATTCGCAGTCTTTGTTTGTGCTGTAGTTTCCTTGTGGTTCAGTTTGTTTTTTCATCCTATCACCTTTTTTGCTTTTGCCATACGGTAATCTCCGGCCTTGAACTCAACTATTGTGTAGTATTCCACCAGCCGGCTTACTACGTGCTCACCATATAGCTGTTTTAGCTGATCCCCACTGTAGTTAGTGGTTATGATTGACCGGTTTAGTTTGCCTTCTCTGAACGCATCATACTGAATGCACAGCAGATTTGAAAAAAACGTTTTAGCAGCTCCGGTGTCCATTTCTTTCCCAAGATCGTCAAGCACCACAACATCCCAGGTTAAGTAGGACTCTATCCTTGCTATCAGATCGTTTTTATCGCTATTTTGCTTTGTTAGTGCAGCAAGGTATTCCCGATAAACCTCGGCAGCTGATGAGAACAGCATCTTAATGCGGTGGTTGTTTGCGTTCTCTGTTTCAACATAATTATATACCTGCTCCGCTAAATAGGTTTTGCCACAGCCTACTTTTCCGACAAATAGCATGGCAAACGGATCTTTAGTTTGCAGGCACTTTTCAATGTAGTCAATGATCGGTTTTGGCTTTACATACCATTCTGGAAACTGTAACATCACCACTCCCCTTTTGGCTCGATCTTGCCATTGGCTTTAGTGCCGCTAAGTTCCTCATTAGCGCGCTCCAGCACCCACCCATTCAGCATAGTGCCGTAATCTGTGTGTTTGTGCAGCTTAAGCAGCTTGGCTTTCCACTCGTAGTAAATCCGCTGCATAACAACCAGCCTCTCAAATCCGTGTTTATCTATAAGCTTTTGATACTCATCTGTAGTGATTAGCGGCTTATTCCTGGCACTCGGATAATCAGCAAAGATGGCGGCCACATACCCACGCAGCCTTTGAATTTCCTCGCTTTCCGGGGCTGGCTCTGGCTTGGGTTTGGGCTTTGGTTGCGGTTTTTGCATAGGGTGTCGATAGGGTATCGATAGGGTATCGATAGGGTATGACTCGCTGCATTCTCTGGGGGCGCATTTGATCTTTTCACAGTAATCATAATATATTGCGTTTATGGCAGGAATGCTCATAGCCACGTTAAAAACATCACAGCTTAGTCCGTTTAAGTCCTTTACTATCCTAATCCTATGTGTGTCTTGACCTGCTGAATTGAATTTAAGATAATTCTTAAGTATCACATAGTCATGGAAATATAGGATAAAGCCACTTTCTACAAGCTCGTCAATGGCTTTGGTTGTTTCCGGCTTAGTTGAACCTGTGTATTCTGTTATCATTCCAACTGTAGCAAAAAACACCCCTGAATGTTCTAATAAATTGCTTGAAAGAAAGCAGAGCAATAGCAATTTGCTATTTGGTGTTAAGCTGCGGAATCCGTAGTCTGTCCAAAGTGAATCTGATATTGAATGGTAATTCATGGATTCCCCCCTATAACCCCCCTTACCACAATCACAATCACAATCACAATCACAATAGGGTATAGATACCCTATAGATAGGGTAGGCATAGGGTATCTTTCCGAATAATTAAGTGCTTTCATTTTCAACACCTTGCATGTTTCTAATGGCTTCAGTGTCAAAGCGGATTGATCTGCCTATACGCAAGTAAGGAATCTTGTTTGCTTTTACAAGCTCCCGAATGGTTCTCTGTTTTAGCTGCAAAAATTCAGCAGCCTGTTTGACAGTGAGTAAGTTAGTCATCTGATTCCTCCTCCTCATAAAAGTTATCGAAATAAACGCTCTTATCAACATCCCTTATGCACCTTGCACAGCGAATAAAAGATACAGCAGTTGTGTTGTAACCAATATAACTTTCATATAGAGTGCACATTTCGTCATCTGGATTTACAAATCTGCACTCTCCACAGCTTGAAATGTTTTTCCTATCCAGTTTTATAGGAATGGTTGGCATAATGTTAAATACTGTGTTAGCCATTTCGTGTCTCCTTGTCTGTTTATTCTGGTTACACTAAAACATAACCCCATAATTCTGTCAAGAAAAAACTGCACAAAAACAGCATAAAAAAGCAGTAAAAACGCTAACTTGCTGAAACTATATGAGCTTACACGCAAAAAAACCTTGACAGTTTTTGCCAGCCCCTAAAAAATATCACCATGAACATCAGGAAGCTCCGATCCGACCGTTTAGACAAATCAAAATGCTGCGCTACTTGCGCTATTAGAAAGGAGTGCGCTATTATTACTAAGCTTATCTATGTTGACCTCGACAACCTCATTTGCAGCAAATACCAAGAGGTTACACAGGCAGAGATAAATGGCTTGACATGAAAGTTTCGCAACTTAAATTCAAAACACGCAATCCACGCAAGATTTCACCAGATCAGCTTGATAAGCTAAAGGAAAGCATAACCAAATTCCCCAAAGCTGGAATTAAACCATTTTGTGATTATCCCGCAGTCAAGGATTATCAAAGGACGCTGTATCACTAATGCCTAAGCAAGCCAAGCCAAAAGAAAAACCATTAGGCCAAGACTTCACACTTAAAAAAAGAGCTATGATTGCAGCTCTGGAAAAGACGCTTGGTGTCGTTACACAGGCAGCAACAGCGGTTGGAATTAGCAGAATGCAACATTACAACTGGCTAAAAGACGATCCAGAGTATGCGCAAGCGGTTAATGATGTGTTTGAAATGTCCCTTGACTTTGCCGAAAGCAAGCTATTTCTTGCCATTAAAAGAGACGAACTACAAGCGATATTTTATTACCTAAACAATAAAGGCAAGTGCAGGGGATATAACCGGCTTGACTATAGCAGCGATAACACCCAACCTGAAGCTGTTAGCTTCGAATGGAAAACGATCTAATGAAGGTTAAAGCGGTCGTTGGGCTATACAAACACCAATACGAATATGTCTTTGGGAAGCACCCAAGAATGTGTTTGTGTGGGGGCTATGGCTCCGGCAAGACCTACAGCAATGTGATGCGCACGCTTTACCTGCTTGAACTTAGGCATGGCAAAGCCTTTATCTTTTATGCAGCACCGACTTATGATTTAATTTATTCAACCTATTACATTGAATTACTGGAAACCCTCGATAAATACCGGATCAAATACCATGAGGATAAGCAGCATCATAGCATCATAATTGACACACCTGAACTGCGTGGCACTATAAAACTGATTAGCTTAGAGAAGTATAAAAACCTTATCGGTTTCACAGCCACAGACGGCATTCTTGACGAGTTTGATGTTATAGCATTAGACAGGCAGAAAGCTATCTGGACACGTGCGCTGGCAAGGCTTAGGGGAGCTAAAGACGGGACGTTATCCATTACCACAACGCCTGAAGGGCATAAGTATGTTTATGAGCTATCTAAGACAGGCAAGATATGCCAGATCACAGCCTGCACAGAGGACAATAAGTCTTTGCCGGATTCCTTCATTGCCGACCTTTACGAGTGCTATGATGAAGCACACGTCCAAATGTATATCAAGGGGCAGTATGTCAATTTGGCTGGTTTGCGCGCTATGTATAACTATCGTGAGGAAATGCTTATTGCACCTATTGACACCGCTGATATTCCCCACAATCTCATAGTAGGAATGGACTTCAACGTCAACCCATTTTGCCTTACTATCAGCTTTGAGGATAAAGACAAAAACCTTATCACGTTTGATGAGCTTTACATTCGCAATGCGGGTGGCTGCGAAGGTTATGGCAGCTTTACAGATAAAGCCATGATGCTTTTATTGCAGAAATACCCAAATCTATGGTATCAGAGCAATGTTGACAGCACAGTTGCCAAAATACACACTATCACCATAGCACCGGATATGACAGGAATTGCTCGCAAAACACAGAGCAATATTACTGACATCGCCATTCTCAGGT